TTGGTGGCGCAGGTTCAGTTACTTTACAGAATGTTACAACAAATGGTGCAGTTACAACAGATGATATTGTATTAAACGGTTCAAATTTAGTTTTTGAAGGATTTTTAGAAAACGCATTTGAAACAACTTTAACAGCGGCAGAACCAACTGCTGATAGAACAATTACATTACCTAATCAATCAGGTACCATAGCGATGGATGGTGACGCATTAGCGTATGCTATAGTTTTCGGAGGATAATTGAGTGGCAAGTACATTTAAAAATTTTGGATTAGATGTTGGTGTTTTAGATGACGCAACAGGAGATATGTACACCGCTGGTGGTTCGGTTCAGGCAGTTGTTCATGCCTTGTACATTTCTAATAAAAGTTCAACTAATTCAGCTAAAGTAAATGTAAAAGTTACCACAGATGGTGGTTCAACTTTTTTTCATGTAGGTAGAAGTTTAGAAGTGCCTGCTAATAATACTTTAGTTTTAGATAAACCAATTAACTTAGAGAATAATGATATTCTTAGAGTATATGCTGACCCTAATCCAGACAGTTCGTCTGTAGATGTTGAAGCGTTTGCAAGTATATTGGAGATTAGTTAATGGCAACTTTAGGATATGTAGCACCAATCAGTCAGCAATCTAAAGAGAGTTTTCACGCTATTCGTAGAACAACCGAAGGCCTTTTATACTACACTAAGGTTGACAAAGATGAAACTTCAGTAATTGATTTAGATGGTGGTAATCCTACAGATAAAAATGGTAACAGACAGTTACCTACAAAAGTAGATTATACAGATGAAGTTGTAGAATTACAATCAGGCGCAACACAGTATTTAACAGGTGACGGTTCAACCCTCACTTTTAATTTAACTACACCAGTTTTAGATGGTACAAGAATTGCTGTATTTCTAAATGGTGTAAAACAATCTATTGATGAAGTTTGGACATATGCTTCAGGTGTGGTTACTTTTAAAGTTGCACCTTATAATGGTTCACAGGTCGCAATAGGATATATTGATAAAAAATATAAAAATAACACAAGTGACTTGTATCACCAATATGTATTTGAATCTGGTGACGCAACATATTTTGTAGATGATAATGGTTATTTTGTAAAAAGGGAAAACAAAAGTAGAGGGGCAACAGCTTTGTCTAATGACGATTTTGATACATTTGAAAGCACATCAACTGTACAATCAACATCTTGGCAATCAGCTGTTTAACTTGTATAAATAGTATTAAATAAAGGTAAACCATGGCAGATTTTAAACTAGGTCGAATTAAATTTAAATGGAGAGGCAATTGGGCTACTTCCACATCATATTTAATTGATGATGTGATTAAGTATGGCGGAAATACCTATGTGTGTATTCAAAATCACACATCTCCTGCTAATGAAAACTTATTCTACACACAACCAGGAACATACACAAGTTACTGGTCACTTCAAGCAGAATCCTTATTCAGTAAAGGCGCTTATGCAGCTGACACTTGGTACAAACTTAATGACCTAGTTAAGTATGGTGCAAGACAATATAGATGTACAACTGCTCACACTTCAGCTTCTACAGTTGGTGGTGTTGCAATTCTCAATGGTTCAAACTTTGAATTATACATTGAAGCAATTGATTATAAAGGCGATTGGCAAGCAAACACTTATTATAAAATAAAAGATGTATTTAAATTTGGTGGCAATCAATATATTGTTGATACGGCTCATACATCTGGTGCAACTAGTGATGATTTTGACCAATCGGTTGTTTCATTATTTACAAACGGACAAGAATTTTTAGACAGTTATGCTCCTTCTACAGTTTATAGAAAAGGTGATATTGTAACATATGGTGGTTATACTTACATCTATGTTAATGATGAAGAAGAAGCTGGACAAACTCCTACAGATAACGCATATTGGGATGTAATCACAACAGGTTATAATAATGTTGGTGAGTTTGTATATGGTAGTGCATATAAAACTGGAGATGTATTTAAATATGGTGGTTACTCTTATGTTTCAAAAACAAATAATGTAAATGAATATCCTGCAAACACAGATGGTACAACAAACAATACCCATTTCGAATTATTAGTTAAAGGTTTTGACTATCAATCATCTGCTTATGACGCAGCTACTACATACAATATCGGTGATGTAGTAAGATATGTTTCTTCAACTTATGTAATGTTGAAAGACAGACAAGTCAATGTTACTCCAGGCACAGACGGAACAGTTTGGCAGTTAATTGCACAAGGTGATACTGGCGCAGTATTAACTACAAGAGGAGATTTAATTTACCAAGATGCTTCTCAATCAGCAAGATTACCAATTGGTACTTCAGGTTCAGTTTTATCTACAGACGGAACAGAACCTATTTGGTCAAACGCTGAAGGTGCAAATGTTAAATATGTTGCAAACTCAGGTTCAGACAGTAATCCAGGTACACAATTTTTACCTTTTAAAACACTTTACAAAGCTTTATCTGTAGCAACGGCTGGTGATATTGTTGACTTTGATACAATAACAGGTGGTACAGGCGGAGTTCCTGCTACTTATGATTTAGAACAAACAAATACTACAGGTGCAGGTTCAGGTGCAACTATTAGAGCTGTATTAGACGGTTCTTCAACACCTTCAATTATTATAACAAATGGTGGTTCAGGCCACGCAGTTGGTGATACAATAACATTTGGAAATATAGCTAATGACGGAAGTACCGTACAAGGTGGTGGTATGACTGACATTACAATTACTGTAGTTTCTGCTTCAATTGGTGATGTTGTTTATGTTAAAAACGGTGTTTATAGAGAAACATTACCTTTAAGAGTTCCTGCTGGTGTTACAGTACAAGGTGAAAGTTTAAGAGGAACAGAAATTAGACCTAACACAGGTACAGGTCATCAAGTTAAAACAGTTTCAATTACATCAAATCCTACTGGCGCTACAAACGGCACATACAATTATGTACATGGTAATTCTACAACATCAGTAAATGGTATTGCAAGTTCATTTGTAGCAAATGTTACAGTATCCGGCGGTACAGTTACAAGTGTTACAATTTATAATGGTGGTACAGGTTATGTAGTATCTGATACCATTACAATTCAATCGTCTGATATAGGAAGTGGTGGTGATTTAGTTTTAACAGTTGATTCATTAGAAAACAATGATGCTTCTAATATGTTCTTGGTTAATAACCAAACAAACATAACTCAAATGTCAATGAGAGGTTTAACAGGAACACCAGGTGCTGGCGGAACAGGTCGAGCTGCTGTTATTTCTTTAGACCCTAGCGGTACTGTTAGTTCGGTTTCTCCATACATTCAAAACTGTACATCATTTAACACAAACGCTACAGGTATTCAAATTGATGGTAACTTACACGCTTCAGGTAACAAATCAATTCTTGCAAATGACTTTACACAAATTAACTCAGATGGTAAAGGTGTTCACGCAATCGCAGGTGGTCGTGGTGAGATGGTGTCCGTCTTTACATACTACAACTCAATTTCATATCACGCAGAATCCGGTGGTTTTATTAGAGGTCTAAACTGTTCATCTGCTTATGGTGAACAAGGTGCTGTTGCAGACGGAACATTAGCAACTGAAACTCCTGTAGAAGTACAAGCTCGTGGTGAGATGTTAAAATATGCAACTGCTGGATTTATTGGCGCTGCTACAGAAAGTGATATTGCAGACACAGTATCAACTTCAGGTACACCAACAGCAGCTTCAATTGTAGGTGACACTTCAGGCGCAACTGCTGATATTTTTAGAGTTAACATCTCACTAGATTATATTCACATTGAAAATAGAACAGGTAATTTCCAACAAGGTGAAACTGTTACAATTACAAAAGATGATAGTTCAACATATCAAGCAACACTTGATAGTTCACACGGAGATAGTTCAGCCGCTCAAACAGGACAAATTGGACCACTTATTGCAGTTAAGTCCTCAGACGGAACATTAAGCAGTGCATCTATAATTGGTATTGGTAATAATTTAGTAGCAGCTGGCGATACGGCAAAATACTATAGAGTTTCAGCAATTTCAGAAACAAATACAGGTAATGAAACAGCGTTAATCAGATTAACAGAAAGTGTCACAACAGGTAGAGCAATTGCCGAAGATGAAGAAATAGATGTTACTTCAAACTTTTCAAATGTCCGTTTAACTGGACACGACTTCCTAGATATTGGTACTGGTGACTTTACTACTACTAACTATCCAGGTGGTCCAAGTCAGCCTGCTGACCAATCAGATGAAGTAACAGAAACAAATGGTGGTCGTGTTTACTTCTCATCAACTGACCAAGACGGTGACTTTAGAGTTGGTGATTTATTCAGAATTGAACAGGCGACTGGTGTTGCAACTCTTAACGCAGACGCTTTTGACCTTTCAGGTCTATCAGAATTACAACTTGGTTCTATTGGTGCAGAATTAGGTGCTACAATTAATGAATTTA